TGGAGAACGTGTCTCCAATTAAAACGGTATATCATCCTCTTTCAAGTCATTATTTGGATGTGCGTCATTTTTATTTTGTGGTTCAGAAATAACAAAGGTCATGTAAGGCTTGCCTTGTTTGCCCTGATCGTCTGACTCTTTGATTCTTCTCCATGCTGCCAGTCGTTTGTCTGTGTATGGTGCAGTCCAAGGCAGCTGCTTGTCTGCTGTGTCATATATTTTACCAGTATAGTCTGGTGCATTTTCTTTAGCGTTATCGTTCTTAAACATTACGCCAACTTTTTCGTACACTTCCATGATTTCCATGCCAGACTGTGTAACTCTACGCACTACTACGCACTTAGAATCACGACCCTCCACATTTACTTTGCCTTGCAATATCATATTCATGTCTTCGAACGGTGGGAATGCAACACCGCTGTTTGTATTATCATAGTCTGTCAAGCTTCTGACTCCTTTTATTTAGTTGTGGTGAGGGGTTCTTAGGGAACCTCCCCCTCGATAAGGTCTGACTCAATAAAGGATATTGATCCCTAAGAATTACCAATCAGTATTACTACTGAGTTTTGTTTCTGGTGCTGGTGCATCAACAGGTGCAAGCTTTGGTTTTTGCTGCTTTGATGCCTCATTGCCATCATCATCTTCAGCTGGAAGATTTAGAATAGACATAATCCCATAGCGTCTAGCATATGTGATAGCACTACCCAACCCTTGCATATCATTCTTTGCAAGCACTAGAGGTATAGCTGTTACAAAACTTTCGCCACTCTCATGCACAAGTTCTGTTGTGATAGACTTGCCATGCTCGTTTGATATTGTGCGATGCATCAACAGGAAGCCATGCTTTTCTAATGGTTCGGTGACTGCTTCAATAACGCCTTCGAGCGTAGCGTATTTGCTTTTGAAGTGTGGGTTTGTGCCACTCTTCTTAATGGGCTGTATGTCTGCACGTGCAGCCATGAGTTGTTTGATAATATTAACCTTAGATTTAGTAGTCATTTCGTTCTCCTTTTTATTCTAAGATGTCCGCGCTTGTCACGCTTGACGGTGAGTTGGTCGCAATAAACTTCTCGTTCGTTATCACTGACCATTTGCTTGAGATCTTTCTCAGCATTCTTGAAGACTTTGTTCTGTTCATATCCATGTATGTAGGTAACGGCTGCGTCAACAAAGGCGTTGTCGAGTGACGCATCGCGTGTTTCCATTTGATCCAATGTAATCGATGTTCTTGGGAGTTCTGTTTGTCCAACATCAACAGGCTTTTCATTGCGTACAACGTAACCCCAGAAGTCTGACACCACTGCCCACATAGAATTGAAATACTCTTCGTTGTACTTAACATGAATACATTCCCAACTGCTGTTCCCAAATATAACAGATAAGTATACACCCTCTGCTTTTGCCATGTGACAGTACAACTGTAGCTGCGGCATATATCTATCTAACATCTTGTCCATGTTGTAAAAGCTATTAGTATGCTTGGCTTCAATAATATTTCTTTCACCTTGAATAGCACCATCAATCGTAGCTTTAACTGGCACTGTTCCAACAGTCCCAGTAAACTGACGTTGATGTGCAACAACAGCTTTTGCTTCGTGCAAAGCAAACCATTTAAGATTAAAGTTTTCTGTAAAGCTACCTAACTGGACAGGTAAATTGCGTAGTAAACACTCTGGTTCTTCATTACCTGTTTTGATATTCCAAAGATCTAACCATTGACCTTCCATAATTTTGGTGCAGTCACTGCCACCAATGAAACCTTTACGTTCCATGTTACGTTCTCCTTTTTTTTATTTAAATACCCTACCACAATGGGTAGGGTTTTGCTTTATGACGTTACGTCATTTTTTATTTTATCATGCTGATCGACAAGCTGTTTTAGCATAGCTTCGGCTGCTTGTTCGCTATATGTGTGGCGAAGCAGCCTAGCGTATGCTGTTCGATGTGGATCTAGATCAGCTTCACTGAGTAGATTTTTGTCAATCATTTCAATAGCTTCTCTACCCCATAAATAATTATGACCAACTGAGTCTCGATCTTTGATACGTTGAGCCATAATCTTGAGAGTATCAGGCGACCAGCCTTTGCTGGCCTCTCTTTGTTTTTGACGATCTTCAGCATAGATTTCACGCGATGAGCGGTTCAAACTTTGCGACCACACATCACTGCTTACAGCACGTTTGAATGATTTCATTGAGCAATCCAGTATTCTTTGATACGTTTACCATTTTCCAACTTGATCCATTGGCTTTCAACTGCAACACCTTTCTCTTTGATGTCACAAATTCTTCTTGGTAAACACATACACCCAAACTTATTAAGGGCATCTAAACCAGTTATTGAGTTTCCATCTTCAAGAAACTGCCTGATCATTCTGTTCTGTGATTCTGTTTGTATCATGGTCGTTCTCCATTAATTGTTGAAATGTTTCACCAGTCATAATGACTAGCGTTTGCGGAGTTCCTCTCCGTCTTTTATAGAATGCAATATCTCTGCCCTCTAATACTTTAAATGGGCTAGGGAAGGATGCTGTATCACGATACTTTACCTCACCTACCATTTCAAGTCCTTTGATTTCGAGCTTGATGTCGCCAGCATACTCTCCTCCCAAGCTTCCTGAGAGGGGCTGACGTTTCGCTTTGATTTGCGTTTTAATTTTATTGAGCCAATCGACAAACCACTTTTCGTGGTATGTTCCTTTGTTCTTGTTACGGTTTGCCATCTGTCCTCCTCATAGCAATTTAGACAAACATACCAGTGCTTTTGTGTGGATCTACCACTATTATTTTTAAGTATAGCAACAAACCATTCCGTTTTAATTTCGCAACTGACGCACGTTATTGTTACTGACTTTTTTCTTGACTTCGATGTCATAACCTAATGCTTCCAACCAACACATAAGAAAAAAACCAGACGGTACTCTCTTGTGCTGCTCCCATTTATGAATCAATGATTCGGTACAGCCTATAATATTTGCCAGCTGTGGCTGGCTTAATCTTTGTTCATGCCTCGCTTCAATAAGCATTGTAATCATCTCATTGTAATTGTGAGACAGTCTTGTGTTAGGCAATTAGAAATCTATGTCCTCTTCATCACTAATAATACCAAGCCCCTGGCATTTTTCACAAATTTGAGAAGCACTATCTATACATCCTATATCTCTGTCAAATCCGTGGGGTCTGGGTACATCAGACTCAGTGTACCCATTCCCATCACATTCATTACACTTTTTAGTAGGGAATTTCGTCATCAAATTTATCTCTACCTATCTTTGCGTGTGCTTCCCAATTTTTGTAAGCACGATTTGTCCATTTGTCACGATCAAATCTTTTATTGGTACGAGCAAGCTCGTCGGCTATTGCTTCAATAGCAGTAGCCCAATGAAGATGAGGTGCAACTTTATCTGCAAGAAACTCGAAGTCTCTTCGAGTAAACCTTGGCGTTGATCTGTCAGCCATCAGTCTTTCCTTTCATAATAATGTCTGCCTTTCTATCTCTATCGAGACTTTCAATTACAGACTCCAAACCAGCAACACGTTCATTCAAAAGCTGAATCCAAGTGCTGGCTTGTTGTTTACTCAATGGTAATGTGACAGTGAAAGCAGCATCTTTTGCTTTCGAAATCATTTCACCATGCTCTTTAACTTCAGCTTCAATCTGTAGCTTGAAAGCTTGGTCAGCTAAGAAGTTAAGTTTCCACAACTGCTTGGCAGTTGCTGCTTGTTTATCTAAATCAAACATTAGTCCATCCTCGCTACATAATGTGTTTGACCAGTAGTAATACTTGGTCTTCGTAATGGAATACCCATTATTGAATAAGGATAAAAGTAAACTGTACCTTCTTCAGTTTCCCATGTCATATAAGGTTGCAAAGGTGGATCTTCAGGATATTCATAGATACCTTCATCATTTATTTTACCACCCATTTCTCTACCTTTGATACCCATACCAGCACGAGCTTCGTATTGAGTATGAAGGTGATCGAAAAGAGTAACATTAACCCCCATTGCTTTGCGTAAATTCCATTCGATTATCCAAAGTGGAATAAATCCACCTTGAGCCATAAACTGATTACTTGTTGTATCAGGATAATCAGTTTCATTATATGTTATTTCCATTTGTTTACCTTTCATTGATCTGTAAGATTTTGATTTTGCCACAAAGTCAGGGGCAAAACCCACACATAACACCCCCAACCGAAGGTGCATTATCCGACTGCGACCATGCCTGAGCTTGCGAAGAATAGCATGGCGCACTATTTTTACTAACGTAAAAAAAGGGTAGAGCCGTGTGACTCTACCCTTGGTAGTTAGGAAGCTTTCTTCTTCTGCTTCTTAGGTTCTTCTACTATGTTAGCTGAGTCAGTTTGGATACCGAGTGCGGCTAACATCTGTTCTGCGTCCTGAGGTATGGACGTATTCGGAACTACATTCTGAGTACCGAAGTTGTATCCAACTGGCGAGTTATAAGGTATGTAGTGTTGACCTGTCTCTTGTAGATACAAGGCTTGGAGATCAGCATATAGAGTCTCTAGGTACTCGTGCTTCTGATTCGCTGCTTGTGCTTCACCAGCTGCGCCTCGGATCAGGTTGTTGCTGATCTCTGTGCCATCTCTGTATCGGTAAGCTGCCTCGGCCTTACGCTTCATGCTTGCAGCGTAAGACTCGGAACTGTCACCTGTCTTACCGATGTGTAGGTAAAATGTCCCATCGAGCAGCTTCTCAAGCAATATCTTTCTGACATAGCTCATACTATCACTCTCTGCGAACTGCTTGTCTTCATTATCCCATTTCTCGAACGGTGCTGTTAATTGCTTGATTGCTACTACGATTTCGTTTGAAATTGTTTCGATATCCATTTCTTTTTCTCCTTATGTATATCTGTTACAGTATGCACATTCTTGTATGCATAAGGATGATCAAGGCTAGCGAATCTGATTTATGCAAGGATCGCTAAGACCAGCTGCGCTGGCGAACGGCTCGTCACGTCATTTCATATGACGTAACGAACGGATCGTCCTTGCATAAAGCTGATTCGTAAGCCCAACTGGAAGTTATCATTGTAAGATTGTGTGTAATGAATAGATACAATGATCACTGAGTGTGTCTATCCCCTGACACTGTAGCTTACTACGGTGGCCGATGGGACAAGCGAGCCTTGCCTAAGCAAGGTCGTCAGCCCATCGAGCCGCCCAAGCTAGATATAGATGGGATAGACCCATCGAAGGGATCATCGTGTCAAGCACTCCTTAGGGAGTGTAGAGTGTGCGGACACTTGGTAAATTAGGTGTCAATCACCTAATTGACCAAATGACCCCACGTAACTACTATTGTTACGCTACGTCACGGCTTGACAGAGCTACCTGTTTTGGTGTCGTAATGGGGGGAGAGAGGGAGAGGGGGGCTACTGAAGGAACACTATGTCAGATATAATTAACAAGAGATTAACACCAAAACAGACTGCTCTGGTTGATACACTCGTAGCAAAAGGTTGCTCTATCACTGAGGCTGCTAAAGAAGCTGGTTATGCAGAAGGTGAGTCTGGTAGAGTGACTGCTAGCAAGGCTTTAAAGCAACCTCATGTGCAACAGTACATGATGCAATGTGTTAGTGATCAGTTAGGTATGAATGCTACGGTTGCAGCTGCAAGGGTAATGAGACTAGCGGTTGGAGCAAAAAGTGAGTATGTCCAACTAGAGGCGTCTAAGGATATCCTTGACCGTGCTGGATTTAAACCGATCGATCGATCCCAAGTACAGGTCGCTGGGGACATACACATATCCATTGACTTGACGTAGCTTTTGCTGGAACGTTCCTTGCAGGTGCATAGCAACAGGAGCTAGGGGTGGGGCAAAAACCAGAGACCCGAAACGTTGCTAGGTCTTCTACTCACATTTTTTTCCAACAAAGTATTTTGTGTGTTTGTAAAAATATATTTTTAGTGTAAGGGTGAATTTATGTTTAACTGGTTAAAGAGATTGTGGAATGGCGAAAACTCCAGCTTGGCAAAGGAAAGAGGGAAAGAATCCCAAGGGCGGTCTAAACGCAAAGGGTCGAGCAAGTTACAAGGGGGGAACACTAAAAGCCCCAGTAAAAAGCGGAGACAATCCTCGAAGAGCAAGCTTCCTAGCAAGGATGGGGGGAGCAAAGGGACCAGAAAGAGACAGCAAGGGAAAACCAACGCGTCTTCTTCTCAGCCTAAAAGCGTGGGGAGCATCAAGCAAGTCGGACGCAAAGGCAAAGGCCAGAGCGATAAGTCGAAGAAACAAAGCTAAGAAAGGAAAAGCATAATGCCAATGGGAAAAGGAACATACGGTGACAAGGTTGGAAGACCTAAGAAAAAGAAATCAATGCTAAAGGGAAAACAAAAGACATTGCCCCCAGCATTGAAAAGAAAAATACTTAAAGCTAAATCTGGCGGCTCTTCTGGTAGTTCTTACTAAGATGGCTAAGAAGAAAAAGAGTTTGTTTAAATTAACTGACCGTCAAGAAGAAACTATGAAGCGTCACAAAAAACATCACACTCCTAAGCATATGAATGTTATGAGACAAGCAATGCTTAAAGGTTCTACGTTTGGTGCTGCTCATAAGTTGGCTCAAAAGAAAGTTGGTACTTAATGTCAGAAAGTCTTTCTGATTTAAGAAAGAAAGCTTCAACATTAAAGAAGCGCATTAAGATTATGGAAGATGCTTCTGGTATTGGTGTTGCTGAAAAAGCTGGTGCTGATGGTGATAGGTTTGCATACAAAGATAAAAGTCTTTTTAAGAAAGCGGTTGGTAAGACAATGAATGCGCTCCTCGATGCAAGAGAAAATAAACTTATGAAGAATCCAACATATCAAAAGTTAACAAATGATTTAATAAAAGTTCAGCAATTAATATTTGAGAAGAGTAAAGATGGCGGTTAATGCAGCTGGTAATTATACAAAACCTAAAATGAGAAAAACTTTGTTTCAAAGAATTAAAGCAAGAGCTATTCAAGGCACAGCTGCTGGTCAATGGTCTGCTCGAAAAGCGCAGTTGCTTGCTAAACAGTATAAAGCTAAAGGTGGTGGCTACAGGTGAAGAAGTCACAAAAGTCATTATTTAACTGGGGTAAACAAAAGTGGCGCACCAAGTCTGGCAAAAAGTCTAGTGAAACAGGTGAACGGTACTTACCTAGCGCGGCTATTGCTGCTCTTAGTGATGCTGAATATGCAGCTACAACCAGAGCTAAACGAAAGGGTAAGGCAAAGGGTAAGCAGTTTGTGGCTCAACCGAAAAAGATTGCTAGGAAAGTAAAACAATATAGGAGTTAATTATGGGCTGGATAATAGCAAACACTGGTGAGGTTTATGAGGGAGAAACTCATGAGCTAATTGGTAATACATACACAGGGAAAACAAGAACTTTAGATTCTCGAAGGTTAGAGTGGGTAGAACTTACAGTTAAATCTAAAGCAACACCAAAGAAAAAACGTGCTAGAAATAAAAATGGTACTTTAAAAGCAGACGATCCTTCTACACCAGATGTTAATGAGGCTTACGAACAGTGAGCTTTGTAAATACCTTGAAGACAGAAGAGCTTACTATGCTTCGAAGAATTGTTAAGAAGGTACACTTTCAACATTTTGATCGTAAACATGGTAAATCTTTTGTTACTAACAAGATGATAGACAATGTTATAGAAAACATTGGTCCAGAGGTCGTTGAGAAAATGATTAAGTCTGGAGTTGACAAGGGGCTGCGCTAGTGGTCAATTTTAAATACAAGCCAGACGGAGAGATCCTTAAAAGCTTTATGAAGGATAATACTTTCTTTCGTGGCATTCGAGGACCAGTAGGATCTGGCAAATCGGTAGGGTGTTGCGTTGAAGTATTTCGTAGAGCTTTGGAACAAAAGAAAGCCCCAGATGGAAAGCGAAAATCAAGATGGGCTATTATACGAAACACAAACCCACAGCTACGAACTACAACTATTAAAACATGGCTTGATTGGTTCCCAGAAAATGAATGGGGAAAGTTTACTTGGTCAGTCCCCTACACCCACAACATTAAAAAGGGTGAAGTAGAACTTGAGGTTCTTTTCTTAGCATTAGATAGACCAGAGGATGTTAAGAAACTTTTATCATTAGAATTAACAGGTATATGGATAAATGAAGCAAGGGAAATTCCTAAGTCTATCATTGATGCTTGTACCATGCGTGTTGGTCGATACCCTTCTATGCGTGATGGTGGTCCAAACTGGACAGGTGTAATAGCAGATACAAATGCACCAGAAGAAGATCACTGGTGGCCTATTATGTCTGGCGAAGTTCCAATCCCTGATCATATCCCAAGAGAACAAGCTAAGATGTTAGTAAAACCTGATAACTGGCAGTTCTTCACACAGCCTTCTGCAATGCTTGAAGAGCGTGATGAAGATGGTGAAGTGGTAGATTATAAGCCGAACAATACTGCTGAAAACAAAAAACATATGCTTGCTAACTATTATGACAATTTAATAAGAGGTAAAACAAAAAGCTGGATTGATGTCTATGTTATGAATAGGCTTGGCACTATCCAAGACGGAAAGCCGATATACCCAATGTTCGCAGCAGAAGTACACATAGCCAAAGAAGAAATAGCAGTCGCGGCTGGCGCACCGCTATATGTTGGCTTGGACTTTGGGCTTACCCCAGCGGCTACGCTTGGGCAAAAGATCAGAGGTCGCTGGCTCGTCCAGTCGGAGATAGTGGCTTTTGATATGGGGATTGTTAGGTTTGCTGAAGTATTGCGTGAGGAAATATCCTCCCGATTTTCTCAAGCATCTGAGGTGTATATATACGGCGATCCCGCTGGGGATTTTAGAGCGCAGACAGATGAATCGACTCCGTTTCATATTTTGCGTGGTGCTGGTTTGAGGGCATTCCCAGCCCCTTCAAACTCTGTAGATCTTCGATTGGAGGCTGTCTCTTCCCAGCTAACTAAGATGATTGAGGGCAAGCCAGCATTTATTATTGATCGAAGATGTCAACAACTTATTAAAGGTTTTGAGGGTGGGTATCAGTATAAACGTATGGAAGTATCTGGTGAGCGTTATGCAGATAAGCCTGATAAGAATATGTACTCTCATATTCATGATGCTTTACAATATATGATGTTAGGTGCTGGTGAAGGTAGAGCTTTACTCAACAGTCAAAAACCAGCTAAACCTATTGTAGCTAAAAGAAACTTTGATGTTTTTAATAAAAAACCATCAAGAAATAGAAGGCAAGGACTTTGGGCAAGAATGTAATTGTGCGTTGCCAAAAGTGTTTTTCTCTGCTTTGAGGAAAATGTAAAGGAGATTTATTATGTGCGGTAGAAGTAATAGACAAGCTCAAATTACAGAAGAGCAAAAGAAACAAGAGGCTGAAGCTGCTGCTGCTAAAGAAGCAGCTGAACTTGAGAAACAAAAACTAAGAGAAGAAGAACTTGAAAAGGAAAGACTTGCTGCTCAAGATGCGGAAGAAAAACTGCGTCAACAAGAATTAAAATCACAAAGGCAATCAGAGTTATCTGGTAGTGTTAGAACAGGAACTGGTGTTGAAGCCACTATGGGTTCTGCTGCAAGTATTAATAAAAACAAACCTGTTACAAGATCCAATCTTGGAAAAGGTAAGTCTGGTCGCAGAAGTTTATTTACTTCGTCAGGTAGTGGAATGGGATATTATAGTAGGTTTTAGCAATGATAGAAAACCCAGTAGCAAAAGAATATCTTAAAAGATATGAAAAGGCTAAAGCAAAACGCACAAACTTTGTTGATGTTTTCGAAGAGTGTTATGAGTTTGCGCTGCCACAACGTGAATCATTCTACTATGAGGTGTCTGGTCAAAGAAGAGATGATAAGATCTTTGATGAAACTGCTGTTGTAGGCGTTCAAGAATTTGCATCAAGATTACAATCTGGTCTTGTTCCTAACTTTGCTAGATGGGCAGACTTAACAAGTGGGTCAGAAGTTCCTAAAGCACAAAGGGATGGTATTAATAATGACCTTGAAGAAGTAACAGAATATGTATTTGAGATAATACAAAACTCAAATTTTGCACAAGAAGTTCATGAATCCTTTATGGACTTAGCAGTTGGTACTGGTGTCTTAGTATGCGAAGAAGGCGATGCTATAAATCCTATACGTTTTTCCGCAATACCGTTACCTCATGTCATACTAGACACTGGGCCTGATGATCGAATAGATCATGTTTTTAGAGAAAGAAAACAAATACGCTATGATCAATTACCTTTACTATATCCAAAAGGTACATTTAATGATCAGCTTCAGCAGTTAATAAATCAAAGATCTGACAACACAACAACAGTATTAGAAATAGTTTGCCGTGATTATTCTAAAACAAATGAAGAAGCTTTTCTACATTACGCTATTTGTTTAACAACTAAGTCTTTAATTATGACTGAAAGCATGAAGGGTGTAGGTTCTAATCCTTTTATTTGTTTTCGTTGGTCTAAATGTGCTGGTGAAGTTTATGGTCGAGGCCCACTATTCAATGCATTAAGCGCAATCAAAACAACCAATCTTACTGTTGAGTTAATACTTGAGAATGCACAAATGGCTATCTCTGGCATTTACCAAATGGAAGATGATGGCGTTGTAAACCCTGACACAATTAATCTTGTTCCAGGGACTATAATTCCTAAAGCTATGGGATCTGCTGGTTTGCAGCCAATAAATGCTGCTGGTAGTTTTGATGTAGCGCAACTTGTTCTTGGTGATATGCGTAATAATATTAAACGAGCTTTGTATAATGATATGCTTGGAGATCCAAATAGAACGCCAGCTTCTGCTACTGAGGTTGCAGAACGTATGGCTGATTTATCTAGGCGCATTGGATCTGCTTTTGGAAGATTGCAAGTAGAACTTGTTCAACCTGTTTTGCAAAGAGTTATTCATATATTAAAGAAACAAGGTCGCATCGAAGTACCTGTTCTTAATGGTAGAGAGGTAAAAATTAAGTCTGTATCTCCATTAGCACAAGCTCAAGCTAATGCTGATATAACATCTGTTTCTAGATTTTTAGAGTTAGCTCAAGGAGCTTTTGGTCCAGACATGATGCAAGTATTAATTAACTCTGAAGAAACAGCTGCATATTTAGCTAAGAAGTTTGGTGTTCCTGATAATTTAGTAAGAGATGCTGACGAAAGAAAAGAAATAGTTGATTTAATGAAGCAAATGCAGCAAGGTCAGGCGCAAGCACCACAACCTATGGAGTAATGCTTGACTAAGAAAATTAATGTGGGAGTTGATGGGATACAGCGTCCACAAGAAAAAGATCAAGAAATTAGCAAGAATGTAGCCACATTGTTTGGCTCTGCGACAGGACAATCAGTCTTGCAGTATTTAAGATCAATTACTATTGAAATGGTAAATGGCCCAAATGTAACTACGGAAGAACTGCGTCATATGGAAGGTCAACGATATTTAGTTGGTTTGATCGAAGCTCGTATGAACCATGCACATAAGGTGAAAGATAATGGAAGAAAATCAAGTAAGTGAATCAACAGAAAGTGAAGCAACAGAAGAGGTAACTACTGAAGAAGTGTCTGATCGACCAGAATGGTTACCAGAAAAATTTAATTCTCCAGAAGATATGGCAAAGTCATATACAGCCTTATCAACAAAACTTGGAGAAAAAGAAGATGATGTTCGTGATCGTTTAATGGAAGAGCTTAATGCAGAGGCTTCTGAGGGTGTTCCTTCTTCTGCTGGTGAATATGAATTGCCTGATATTATTGATCATGAAGAAGCTATTGAGAGTGATTTACTAAAAGAATGGGCAGAACATTGTCACTCTAATGGATATACTCATGATGAATTTAAAAAAGGTATTGAAATGTATATGTCCACTTTGCCAGAAGAAGTAGGCATTGAGGAGGAAGCTAAACGATTAGGCGAGAATGCTGATGCTAGAATAGACGCAGTAAATCTTTTTGCTAATGATTTTTTTCCAGAAGAAGCATTGCCAGCTATAGAAAGAATGATGGAAATTAGTGAAGGGGTTATTGCAATAGAAACGATTATGGAGCATTTAAAATCTCCTAGTGTAATTGATCAAAGCTCTATTGCTTCAAACTTTAATGAGGTAGAACTTGAGGAAATGCAGAGAGATGAAAGATATTGGAACCCAGCTAAGAGAGATAACAATTTTGTTAATCAAGTAAATGAAGGTTACAAAAAATTATATGGATGAAGTAAAGATATTACAAAGTGGGTCGTATTATATGACTCCTTTTTACGAACATCACATAGCAGAAATGTTACCTATATTGCATAAAGAAACTCAAAGAGAGTTGTCAAATCTTGGTTATACTACTGTTCTCGAAGCTTTAAAAGATCTCCAAAAAGATTCTGAAGTTTATATTGTAAGAGATAAAGATTGGAACATTATGGTAGCAAGTGGTGTGTTTTTTTCTGAAGAGCCACCACAACTCTTTGCTTTATTTACAAAACACATTACGAAAAACTTTAAGGGATTAGCACGTGGATCGAAGATGTTAATATCATTTTTAGATCAGTCATATCCTGATTTATCTATGCAAATAGCAAAAGAATATGAGTCAATGTTGAACTGGGCAGTGTGGTTAGGCTTCGAGCCTGTGGGGTTTAGCGACTGGAAAAATATTACATATGTTGATTTTGTGCGTTGCAATCCGAGTCAAAATTGTGTTTCACATAAATTATCAAGGCCCGTAATACACTGAGAAGCCCATTTGGACACCTTCGTTGATGATGTAGATCGGACACCCAAGATGCCGTAACTTAACTTAGGAGACTTAAAATTGGCTAATACAATAGACCAAGCCTTTATTAAGCAGTTCGAAACCGATGTGCATCTTGCATACCAGCGCATGGGTTCTAAACTGCGTAATACCATTCGTTCTACGAATGTGTCAGGCAATGTCGCTCGATTCCAGAAGATAGGAACTGGAACAGCGTCAACTAAATCACGCAACGGTAATGTCACACCAATGGAACTTGCACATACTAATGTGGAAGTAACAATGGCTGACTTTTATGCTGCTGAGTACATCGACAAACTTGATGAGTTGAAAACAAATATCAACGAGCGTCAGGCTATTGCCGAGAGTGCTGCTGCTGCATTGGGGCGTAAAACTGATGAAATCATTACAACAGCTATGGATGCTGGTGCTAACTCAACTCAGTTGGGTGCTGGTGGTTCAGCTGTAAGCAAAGCAGATTTGCTATCAGCATTTGAAACATTTGGCACAGCAAGCATTCCAGAAGATGGACAGCGTTATCTTGCAATGTCCCCAGCTGGTTTTGCAGATTTGTTTAATATTACAGAGTTTGCTTCAAGTGATTTTGTCGGACCACAAAACCTACCGTTTGCTGGTGGTATGACAATGAAAGAGTTCTTGGGCTTCAAGATCTTTTCAACTTCAGCTGTAGCTGGTGGTAAGAACTTTCTTTATCACATGAGAGCAGTTGGCATTGGTGTGAACTCTGATGTTCAAACCGAAGTAAACTATATAGCAGAAAAAGTATCGCACCTAGCGACATCAATGATGTCAATGGGTTCTGTTGTCATTGATGACAATGGTATATACGAACTGCTAGATAATAACTAGGAGGGTTGGAAAATGGCTTATAGTGCAAGTGGACTAACTCGTTTATCTGGTGGATCTGGTGTCAATCTTTGGCACTACACCACAACAGATGCAATCGGTGATGTAAACACTGCTGGCTACTTTAATGATGCAATCGGCATGGTTCGTTCTTTGGACGTTATTATTGCTGTTACATCAACAGGTGGCACACCAGCTGTTAGCCTCGTTTACGCAAAGGATGTTTCGGCAACCGCTATTGACGTAACCGATGGCTTAACTGTTACAGCAACTGATAGTGACTAATAGGTTGGGGCTTCGGCCCCACCTTTCTTTGAGGATTTAGTATGGCAGTTTCAAGCACAGCATCCAATTCACCAATAGATGTATGTAGTAGAGCTTTAATACTTATAGGCGCAGAGCCTATTGCTTCTTTTGGAGATAATACAAATGAAGCATTGGTTGCTACAAATATGTATGAAGATATAGCTAGATCTTCTCTTGTTAATTCCAGATGGAGATTTGCAACAAATCAAGTTGTTTTAAATAGATTATCTGATGCTCCTACTGGAAGATATGATGCTGCTTATCAACTTCCTAGCGATTGGTTAATGACACATTCAGTTACTCAAAATGACAATCCTATTGAGTATCAGGTATATAATGATAAAATATTTTGTGATGTAGATCCAACAGCTGTTTTGGTTCTTGATTTTACATTTAGAGTAAATGAGCAGTTTTGGCCTTCTTATTTTACAGTTGCTGTAGAATATGAGATCGCAACAGTTTTTGCTGTTAGCCTTGCTAGAGATCAAGGTCTTGCTCAGTTGATGGGAGCGCAAGCTCAATCATCTATGGCAAAAGCTAGAACCTTAGACTCTCAACAACAAACAACAAGAAAGTTTTCCACTAATAGGTTTATTACTAACAGGCGAACATAATGGAAAAAATACGAGTACCATTAACTAACTTTCAGTTTGGGGAAGTAAGTCCGTCATTAACATCAAGAACTGATATACAAGTATACAATCAGTCTGCACAAAGAGTTAAAAACTTTTTACTTAGATCTGAAGGTGGTTTGTTAAAACGTGCTGGTTTAGAAGCTATCTATCAATATGATACAACAATCAATACAGCTAAAACTCAACAGTGTAGATTATTGCCATTTATATTTTCTGATGATGAGCAATACATTATTTCTCTTGAAAATGCTAAAGTAAGAATATTTCAAATAAGCCCTAGCACTGGTGATGTTTCTTTAATTCAAACAATCACTTCAGACATTGCTTCAGCTGCTTTACCTTTTGATCATGATTTTTTGCATGAATATACTTTTGCACAAGCTGGCGATGTTATGTTTATTGCACATCAACTATTTATGCCAAGACAATTAGTAAGAACTAGCTTAACAACTTTTCAAGTAGAAACATTTGCATTTGATCAGAAGTCAGATGCAACTGTAGTTTACCAACCATTTTATCCGTTTCAGACACCAACAATGACACTTGATGTTAGTGCAACTACTGGTAATGGCGTTACTTTAACTACAAGCACTGGTTATTGGGATACATCATCTCCCTCTAAGCATATTGGAACAACAATAAGATATAACAAAAGTGAAATAGAAATTACTGGTGTAACAAACTCTACTACAGCTACTGGTAATATTCTTGATGAGCTAAAGGTAAAATTAACGCCAAACTCAGTAAGAACTAATGAAGGCTCAAACAAAATTGAAATAACATTTGTTAGTCATGGTTTATCTGTTGGTAATGCAATTACTATATCAGATTCTGGTACTGTTGGTGGTATTGCTGTAGGAAATATAAATGGTTCTAGAACTGTAGCAGAAGTTATTAGTGATGATGTTTTTACAGTAACAGCTGGTGGTTCTGCAACGAGTTCTGAACTGGGAGGTGGGACACCCAGTTATTCTACTCATGCTCCAATAACAACTTGGGATGAGCAGTCTTATTCTAGTCTTCGAGGGTTTCCAGCTGCTGTTACATTTCATGAAAACAGATTAGTTTTTGCTGGTACATTAGCACAACCTGACTCAATATGGTTTAGCAAATCAGGAAGATATTTTAATTTTGACATTGGCAAGTCTGAAGATAATGACTCAATACATTTAACAGCTGCTGTTGGTGAGGTTCAACAAATTCGCCATGTTGTATCTAATCGTGATTTACAAATCTTTGCTGCATCTGCTGAAATGTATATACCATCATTTCAAAATCAACCATTGACTCCGACCAATGCACAGCTAAAGAAACAAACTCCTTTTGGATCTGGTTTTATTAGACCGCAACTTATTGATGGTGCTACACTATTTATTCAAAAGGGCGGTCAGATTGCTAGAGAATATATTTTTGCTGATGGTGAAGATGCTTATGTTGCAAACCCTATATCAACAACAGCTTCGCATTTAATTAAAACACCAATAGAAATGAACGCATTGTATGGTGCTTTATCAAGAGCAGAGAATTATATTTTTGTTTTGAATAATGATGGAACAATGGCTGTGTTTAATTCTAATAGAGCAGAGCAAAGGGCTGGCTGGGTAGAGTTTACAACTGATGGTATTTTTCATTCATGCGTTACCATCGATGATCGAGTCTTTGCTAATGTTGAATATGATTTGGGAGATGGAACAAAAAAGATAGTTTTATGTGAGTTTAATAGATTGTTTAATACTGATATGGCTAAAGTTTATAATGGAAGCAATGGCGTTTTTAATGTTTCAGCTGACTATAACAATGGTGCTGTTGTTAATGTTATTCATGGCAATAATTTTATTGGTGAGTTTACTGTATCAGGTGGCAATGTAAATGTATCATCTGTTGATTCTTCTTTAAGTTTTGCTGAAATAGGTAAGAAGTTTGATATTGAATTAAAAACAAATCCTATTGACGCAACATTAGGCAATGGACCTGTTACTGGTATACCAAGAGGGATTAGTGCTGTATTTTTAGATTTAACTGATACATTGTCAGTAAAAGTTAATGATACTAATTTACTAGTAAGAAATGTTACAGATGATTTATCACAACAACTAACACCAGTAACAGGTAGGAAAGAATTTAGATTGCTTGGTTATAGTCGAGATCCACAAGTAACAATAACACAAGATGCACCACTTGATTTGCAAGTGAATGGATTAGTAGCGGAGTTAATATTCTAATGGCACTACCACTTATATTCGGAGCAATAAGCGCACTAGGCACTTTGTCTGCTGGTAGAGCTGCTGCAAGACAGCAAGAAAACCAAGCAAAGCAAATGGAAATAGAAAATATTATTTCCCAAGCGCAAGCTGTTCAAGAACAAAACCTTTTACAATTGCAATACGAAGCAGCTTCTAATGTTAATGATGCTATGTTTTCTTTCCAAGAAGGTGAGAAAACAATGAATGTTGCTGCTTTTGAAGAAGCACAAGCTGATGCATTTGGTTCAAACATAGCAATGATGCAAACCCAAGCTTCTTTAGAAAAGAGTAGTCGAACTGTGGCTTCTTTAATTCAATATGAAAAAGCGTCTAACACTAGGAGAGCAGCTTTGTTTAAAGCAATAGGCACTATGGGTAATGCCTATATGGATTTTAAGGCAGTGTAATATGAGTTTTATTAAACATAAAAGACAGGTTACACTATCACCAATAGGTGTAAGATCTTTTGATGATGGTAGTGAAAATGTTTGGAATGCTGTTTCTGAAGTTGCTGAAACATTCAGACAGCATACAATGCGAGATGCAATAGCTAAAGGAAGAGAAGAAGCTGAGAATGCTGCTTATGCAATAAACTCTCAGGCATATACTACGTTTGATGATGAGGGAAAACCTTTAGCATTAAAAGTACCAGAAGAATATGGAAGAATAAGAAGAGAAGTATTCTTAAATATTACTAATCAAAAATACGATCAAATAGTTTCTAAAGATATAAGAAACAAATCTAGAGAGTTTGCTTTAAAGTTTCCAGATCCAGAAGCTTACAATTCTCAGATGAAAGGTTTTATTGAGGCTAAATTTGGCGCAGCTGAAGGTAGGTTTAAGCAAACTGTATTTAATGCAGCATCTGAAGAGATAGCTGAAAGAAAGTTTGATTTAGAAGTAGCTGCTGAAAAACGCAGAATAGAGCAAGTTAAACAAGACGCTAAATTAAATTATGTAGTAGAGCTTGAAACTTTTAATTCTGAGATGAGAGGGGGGCTTTATTATGGTAAAGAGGGATTGGCTAAATATGAAGAACAGCTTCAAAAGGTTGTTGATGCTGAAAACTTAGCTTTTCAAGTTACTAATAATATAACTGAACATTCAAACAATAGAGTAAGAAGACAAAAAATATCTGCTTTTTATGAAATCTCTAAACTATCAGAGTTAACAAGAAACGTAGATCTTGATCAAAAAGAAGCAATAGAATTTGCATTAGGAAATGTAAATGCAGCTTCAATAATTGAAAATGAAAATATAAAAAATCAGGTTATTAAAATTGTTAGACAGTTTGATAATTTAGATGTTGGTTCGTTGCGTGAAATGTATTCTGGTAATATTGATATGTATCAGTCAATAGACAAGGCAGCTGTAGATCAAGCAAATGATGAACTTTATATTACTTTAAAACAAAAAAATGATAATACTAATGAAGAGTTAGCAGCTAGTGAGTTTCCTCTTACTTCTTTGGATATTTCTATTGATAATTATAAAACACAAAACAAAACACTTTCTAGCAATCCTGATTTAAATAGTGATGTACTTGATGAAGCTGAAGACTTTATTAGAAGATCTTTACAGCAAATTATAGAAGATATTCCTCCATCTGTTTATGATGAAAATTTAGTTAATGAGTTAGGTCAAGCATTAGCTTCTAATCAAATACCTTCTTTAGAAGACTATCTTCCAGCTGCTATAGATGATGATACTAAACGTCTTTATACATCTTCTCTTAGTGAGCTTGTTATAGCTGTTCAAGAATTGCATAAAGCAAATATTCCGCAAGATGTTAGAAATAATATATTTAAAAATCTTAAGAACTATAATGACAATAGAATAAAAATAGAAAAAGAAAATCAATCTAGATTATCTGCACAAGAAGCAACTCTTATAAATCAGGAAAAAATGATTGCTGAAGCTAATCAGGAAGCGCACAGACAAGCATTTGATAAGAAAAAAATTGAAGCAGAAATAACTAATGCAAATGCATTTGGTAAATATGAAACTATGTTTGAGTCGTTACTCGATCAGAAAAAGTTTGATGAAGCAGCTGAAGTTATGGGAAAGCTTGATGCCGCAATCAACACTGATTTTCTTTCAAACGATCAACATAAAAAGTTAGCACAACTTAGACAAAAAGCTAAAGATGTTGGTTATAAAAAAGATGAATATATTAAAAAAGAACATAAACAAAATACACAGTTATCTTTAACATCTGAAATACAAGCATTAGAAATGAAGTTTATTTTAAATAAAGATGATCCTGATGTTATAACAGAAACTAAAAGTTTAATTAATAAAATAAACTCTACTAAAGATAGTATAGATCTTGACCCATCAACCTTAAATACATTGCTTAATCCAGCGCAAGCTTTGTTGGAAAAAGCAATAAAGCGTAAAGAAGATACTCAACGAAGTAATTTATTAGATAATTATTCTAATGCTATTTTAAATTTAAAAGACTATAATTTTTCTGGTGATGCAGAAGAATTAAAGAAACTATCGAGTGATGCATTAGATGCATTTAGTAAATTAGAACCACAGGTAAAAGAAGATAAACTTCCTGCATTAAATAAAGCTATAGCTGATAAGATAGAGCCTCTTTTATTTAATGCTATTTCAAAGGGAACAAATGGTAGAGGATTTTCTGAAGACCAACTTACAGAAATAGAACAAGCTTTAAGAACTGGTGATGCTATAGAGTTTATGGAAAGGTTTGCTGGTGAGGCTGAAGCTGCTGCTTTAGAAATTTTAGGAAGAATAAGAGACACTGATATAAACATAGATCCTGTTATCGAGGGATTTAAAAGTTATGCTCGAAGTCTTAGAAAAAAATTTAACAGAAGAGAAACCATAGCTAGAAATATAGATAGAGCTACAACTCTTGGGTCTTCTGCTGGTAAAGAAGATATTAATGTTTACTCTGAACAAATATTAAATCCGCTTCTAGGTGATGGTGCTTCAAATCCTGTTAATTATTTTTCTACTAAAGGTGGTGCTTTCTTTGAGTTTAAAGGAGGTAAACTTGTTCCTACTGAATATATGAAAGAGTTAGATCCTATTCTTAACTCAGGTCTTATTCCTAAAGAGGTTGTTGATTTCTTAGAAATGAGCGCAACTAACCCACCACAAACAACCGAGGGACAACAAAACCTTTTTGATATTTATTCTAAACTTACTCAAGGTGGCGCAGTAGGTACTGGATACAATCTTTTAAATAATAAAAATATGCCACACCAATTAAGCGACAGTGCTAAAGCAATATTGGGTGCTGCTTATGTTGACTATGAAGTGTTGCGTAATGCTGGTGGCTCAAGTTCTTTTGGTCTTTCTCTTGTAAGGATAGCTGGTGAAGCATCTCAGATGGAAAAATCATTTCCAGAAGAGTTTAAGAATGTAATAGGAAAAGATGTAAAAGCTTTTTTAAGAACTAATTTTGCTGAAGCAGATGTTAAAACTCAAAAACTTTTAACTAATATATCTTATGCACTTCTTCCAAGTATGAGAAGTGAAGATATGCTTACAGCTAGGTTAAATAAATTTATAGAAATATCTTATGGCAAAGATGACAGAATGCTAGGCCCAACACTTAGCGGATCTGTAGCTAAAGCTAGAAGTCTTAGATTTACTAAAGAAGAAATAAGAAAAATGGATGTTGGTATTGAGCAAGCTATACTTGATACACTTGATGCTTATGATGAAATCAGACTTACAAAATCCAAAAAAAGTACAATAAAAACTTTATTAGAAGTTGAGCTTGAAGGTCAATCACCACTTAATTTTAATGCTGATTGGAAGCTTACTATGCTTCCAAATGAAAATAATATGGCACAAGTTATGGTTCAGAAGAATGGTAGATATGAGCCATATATTTATACTGAAGAAATTGAGCAAGATGGACAAGTTTTTCAACAACAAATGCC